CGCTCATTCGGTAAGGGCTTGGCTGGAAATCAACAAGGTTACTGCCTGAAAGGGTCGCAGTACGCGCTTGCCAGATTTCGACAGATATCATCAAAGCTGCATTCTGTATTGCTGTGTCTGCTGAATAATCGGTTGCTGACCCTGCAACAGTTCCAAAAGGTTGGATAGCGTGAACAGCTTGATCTGCTCCAACAGCAGCATAAGAAAGTGAATTAGAACTAATGGCAGTAATTGTCTTTGTTCCGTTATATGGGCTTCCGTTTTTTGTGATTGTCACGCTCTGACCAATATAGAAGGTTCCAGAAATGCTTGAATCAAAATAAAGAGTTGCCACATTATCCGTAATGCTTTGATGAGTATTGTAAATCTCATTTTGCCAAAGCATAGGCAGAAGAATCACATCTGTAGCATCACAGACTTCTTGTAGCGTAGCGTCAGGATACAGGGTGCCAACACCGAGCGTTGTGCGTAATTCACTTACTGAGGTTAGCGCCATCCTGATTCCTTTCTAAAGACTCTGGGGAGTAGAGGGCTACTACTCCCCAGAGCGACTTAGTGTGGCTTACGCCTTGTTATTCTTAAATGCGCCTGCGCCGACCTTAGTAGCAATTGCTCCAAAGCCGTAGTAGCCGATTGTTACCTGTCCTGCTGCAGTTGATTCTGCGCGTAGGCGGTAAGTTGGTGACTCATACCATGTGTATGCATCTGGGTTCACGATAAGGATTGTTCCATCGCCATCGCCAGCGTTTGTTGGATCAACATAAAGGTTAAGTCCAGCAACATTACCTGTGAGTGATGTTGGTGCTACTTGACCGCCTGCGTTCATTGGCTGTGAAGCTGTGTAAATTGGACGACCTGCATCGTTTAGAGACATGATGTTTGACCATTGTCCTGTTGATACGACCATGTTGCGAGCAAATGGATTTGGTAGTCCTGCTGTTGCTGCATAAACAGAAGCTGAACCGCGAGCAACAATGCCTAGCAATTCTGCTGCTGTTGGATATGTAACTGTTGTTGTTGCATCTAGTGATGCACCTGCAATAAGAGCAGCGTTTACTGCTGCGTTAGTTGTCTTTGCGTAAGCTGCTGCCATGTTGCGCACTAGCTCATCAAAGAATGCTGGAGATGTACGATCTAGCAATTCAACAGAGAATGTCTGTTGTCCAGCGTACTTCTTAACAGATACTGACAAGAACGCTGAGTTCTGGTCTGTCTCTGTAAATGCTGCGCCTTCTGCAACTTCACCAACTGTTGGCATTACTGTGATTTTTGGAATCTCAAAAGTCATACCTGCATCTGGCAATACTCCACGAGAAATTGCATCGATTGAAGGACGAATTGTTGTGCCAAGTGGGTTGATGATTTCTGACAATTGACGAGTTGGTACTAGACCAGCGTTGTCTGTTGTGTCATCTGCTGCGCGTAGGTACTGACGAGCATCTTCATCACCTAGTGCTGCACGAATTGTGTTTTCTGCATACTTAGCTGCAGTAACTTCAATGCGTGGCTTTGTAAAGTATGCTGCTGAAACAGTTGGGCGAGCAGCTTCAACCGCTTGTGCTTCAACTGGTGTTGCTTCGACTGCTGAAGTGGTTTCTTCCACGGTGGCTGTCTCGCTTTCTGTTGGTAGGGTTTCTTCTTCTGCAGCAGATTCTTCTGCTGCAATATCAGTGACTTGAGCCGACTTAAATGCAGGCTCTGTTACTAAACTTACTTCGACTAAGCGAGCAGCTGACACATAAGTCACGCCATCCTTAATCTTAGACTTGAGAACTTCTGCACCGATGCTCAAGCCAGATTGCAATCCTTCTTCTGCAAGAATTAGAGCTTCTGTACCGCGCTGTGAGCGGCTGATAGAAAATACTGCATCGATTGAGTTTTCTGATTCGCTAAATGAAACCATGCGACCTAGAGGCTTTTTTGTGTCATGCTGACTAAGCAACTTAATTGACTTAGGGTCTGTGATGTCAATAGATCCAGAAGCAAAGATAACTTTGCCCATATTGGTTGAGCCTGCTTCAACATTGAGAGGCACAATCTTGCCTGATACTGTGCGACTTGCTGAGTCAGCTGTTAATTCAGCTGAGAAGGTGATTACTTGATTCATTCCATACCTTGACTTCCATTAGGTGTTAGATTAGTCATTTCCATTGCCTGCTCTGTGGTAATCAGATTAAGGCTAAGTAGTTTTTCGATTACTGCTAGTTCTTGCATTGGGTCAGTGCGCAAGAAGTTCTTATCAATATCGAACTTAACTACATTGCCACGAGCAGTAATATCATCCATAGACAAGCGATCTTCTATTGCACTAATGAAAGGCTGCAAAGATAGCTGAAGAAACTGTTTCCTCTCGTCTTGGACGTTATTGTATGTATAACTCGAGTTTTGGTCAGCAGATACATAGATTGCTGGAACATTGCACAACCGAGCAATTTCAGTTGCAAGATTTTGAATTGCTTCACCATACATCATGTCTTTAGGTGAAAATGAAACAGGAACATATTCCAAAGTGGAAGTGAGATAAGCCGTAGACCTGTTATTTCGAGCGCTTTTGAAAGCTGCAAGTAATCCAGAGACTTCTTTAGGATCAAGGTCAGCCCCATTGTTCCGAATTATTCCAGTCGGCATTGGTTGAGATGCTGACACTGCTGCTGATTTTTGAACATCAATAGCTGCGCGGATTGTTTGAATGCCGGTGCTTAAGATTCCGGGAAGCAAAGACTGGAAGGTAATTAAACTGCCTAAACCGTCCATCGGTAAAGTCATTCCATCAACTGCATAAGATTTTACAAAAGTGTTAGTGCTATCAAGTGTTGCAGTTACGCGATTGTTAGCAATCCATTCAAAGCGAGATGGTCGGCCATCCTCGGAATAAATCTCGACTACTTTCCAGAAGGCCTGCGAATATAGAAGCAATGATTCAACTGTATATGCAATAGTTACAGATCGTGGCTGTGAATAAGAAGGTTGTTCTATCCATGCAGGAGAACCAAGTTCTTCATTGGTAGATTTTTTGTAAAGCTCCATTGGAATTGCGCCAATAGTTCCGGCTAAAAGATTTCTGCATCTCATTAACGCAGGTACGCTAAGAGCATCTTCTCTGCTAACGAAAGCATATTGAAAGGGCATGGCATAAGGTGAATACTCACCAAGAACTTGAGGAGCAGACTGAGCTTCTAATAGAGGCTTAGACTGGAGACCGAATGTTTGCAATATGCGACCCATAGACATAAATGGTAGCACATGTCAAGTATTTGACATACCACCTAAGGTGTGTCTAGGTATAAATTTGAGGCTTAGCAACTGGAATCATTAACTTAGATACAACCATTGCCAAGCCAATTGGAGCAGATATGTCACCTGCTGACTTTCTCTTAATAATTCTCCATGCAGAGTCATTGACCTTAGCTGCACAGTTATTCATCTGCTGGATAAGTTCTGCCTGCCCATTGTGGACTACTCTGGCATTAACTAAGCCTTCTAGTAAGTCTCCACAGGCTTTATAGAACTGTTGGCCTGAGACATCTTCGACCATGACTCCGGCATTGCTTAATCTATCGGCAATAGTCTGAGTAGCGTAACGATCAAAAGTAACAAGCCTTGGCTTGTATATATCACACCAAGCCTTAATGGAAGCGGCCATGCGCAATTCATCAATAGCAACCTGAGAGCTGTAAGTCTCTAGGATTCCAATGCCAATCCGCCCATCTGGGAGAAGTTGTCCTGCGACTAATGATCCGTTCCTGCGAGACGGACTGACATCGAAACCAAATATAGTATAAGCCCCCGGAGACATTTCTAGTGTGCTATCGGATGTATCCTCGAGAACTCCGTGAGGCCAAGGTGAAGATAAACTGTCAATCCACTGGCAAAGGGTCTCTGTTCTCGTATTTTCAATAGGGGAAGTTGCAATAGCTTCTTCAATCGCTTCCTCAGTAATTGTGTACCCCAGAGAAGGGTTAGCCAAAGCCCATGCACTACGATCTGTTATCTTGCAGTATTGCGGAGCTGAGTATTCATAGAATCCGTAAGACTTTGGCGGATAGTCAATTGCTCGTTCTCTAAGGTCGTTGAGGACAGTGCTAAAAGCGTCTCCTGCATTAGAGGTAAGAAGCGTCTGAGAGTTTGGATGAGCTCTAGTCGTAGGAGTAGCAGCTCTGAATCCATCTTCTGTAATTTCTCGGACTTCATCGATGTAGAGCAACCCATTGACACTTCTGCCTCGAGATCCGTCTCTAGTTGCTGCAACAACATCAAGCCTTGCTCCAGATAGCATTTCAATTGACTCTGTACCGTTGGCGTGTCTGATTTGTTTGACGAATCCCTTGAGGTGGTCATTGGTCTCCAATAAATGAGTTACTTGTCGGAAGGTGTCCAGAGCCATGCTTCTGTTAGAGGACATAATAAGGACATTGGTATTCCACTTGATTAAATGAGCAAGAATCAACATACGCGCTAAATGGGTCTTACCATTTTGCCGAGCAACCAGAATGAGGTTTGTTTTACGAATCCACATGCCTTTTTTGTCCACAGTGAGCATATCCTTGAGAACGAACTCCTGCCAAGGCATTAAATCCATCTTAACTATTGCACATAGGTCTTTGACATCCTGCAGCTTGTTTTCGCCCTTGAGAAGTGGACTGTGAAGCCTTGGTTTAGTTGCCCCTCGTAGGGCTTTGCTCTTTTTGGGCTTAGTTGTCATTGATTCGGACTAGGTCGGAGCTTAAACGGACTGTCCAGCATCGTCTCGGACTGTATCGGGGAGAGGAGTTCTGA